TTCTCTAATTGCAAAACAATCAAAGAATAATCAATATCCGAAAACATTCCCATGTTAATATCCTCTCACCAATCGGACTGATTTACCATTAGAAATTACTAACTCAATGGCGGGGTATAGAACATTATTAATGGCTTCAAAGTTTAGATTTTCACCGGATGAAAATGTTAATCCATTAATAGTTACATCCCCTACGAGTACCTTTAAATAAATGAAATAACTACCAGTTGCAATTGTTGTATTTGTTGTTAGTAATCTACAATCTAACTCGGCGGTTATTGTTGGTAAAGAGACTGGGACTCTACCACTTGATAAAGATGGAAGTTTGGCGTTGATCGCACCAAGTGTTGCTTCTTTGGCAAGTGTGGAAACAGCCGCAGATCCCCCGTCGTTTGAGATAGCACGATAAATCTCCCAGTAGGGAAGTGTCTGTGCCGGGTTCTCCAGGGCTTCTATTTGCTCTTTAATTAAAGCAGCCGCCTCCGTTTGCTGTGTACTAATATCAGGCATCTTTCAAAAATAGAAGGATTTATAATTAATTTTAACCCCTCTTTTATTGATTGCATTTTTAATTTAAGAAAATTCACCCCAGGACTAAAAGCATAATTTTTAAAATTATCCCAAGACTAAGGCATAATTTTTAAAATTATCCCAAGACTAAGGCATATTTTTTAGCCGAGTTTTCAATAAAACTCAAAATATCAGAATCCATCTCTAAAATCCCTTGGTGAGAAATGGCTGTCACAGTGTTTGTGTAGTAATATGCGACTGTGATCAAATAATTCCCACTAGCGAAGCCTGAAGCCCCATTGACGGCAGCTACAGAGTTAATTACAGGGCTGTACAATCCCAGTTCCGAATCAGGAACAGTAGTTGCCTCTCCTCCTGATCCAGTTAAGACAATAGTTTGAGTCGCTTCGCCTAGCTGCACTGGAGTGCTAAACTTATTTCCCCCTATCCAGATCCATATATCTGTTGCATTGAAATTCCCTTTTGAATTTCCTGCAATGACATCAAGATAGTCGGATCTGATATTTGTGGGATGCGTTAGTTTAATCTCTAATTGTGTTGAAGGGCTTAACGTTACACTCCCTGCCACAATTGCTTTTCCACAACCATTTAATGTCCCGACTTTAGCCCTCAATACTTGACCTGTTCCTAACCCCGAAACTGCTAAACAAGTCCCATTCCCGTTAATGGCAACGATCTGATTGGCAGTGTTGGCAACTAAACCAAATACCCCACGCTCTCCTGCTCCAATAAATGATCGCCCATTGACAATTCCCGATCCCGATAAGGCGATCGCGCTTAAACCGGTATCAGGGACAATTCGACGTAGATCCAACCCCGCACTAATTAAATTGCCAATGATTGCAGCTACACCCGAATAGTAGCCAACCCGTTCCCCAATTGACAAGCTGACCTCTATCTGAGCATTCTCGGCTACTCTCCCCCCTAAACTTGCCACGTCAACCTGAATCTCGACAGCAACTAGATAGGCATATCCTGGTGGTAAATCTTTCTCTAAGATCAATCCCGAATTGTTGTTGGTATAAGTAATTCTTTGATTAATTCCCGTCATCTCCCCACCGCCTGACGCGGAGGTGTCCAGAGATCCATTAGTTAAGTTAACGTATCCTAAAAATGTCAAATTGACCGCACCCGCACCAAAAAACAGATCAGTTAAGTCCGTATCTCCCCACGATATCCCTACTGATATGGATCTCCCTGCAAAATAGGGAGATGTCGTTTCATTCCTGAGCCAAAACTTGACGGGCTCCGAGTAACTTCTGTCAACCGCATAATCGGGACGGATAATAATTTCTTTTTGCTCATCCGTGAACTCAGAAAGCAACCTATCACAGCCGTTTACTGAGCGAGTCGATGTAATTAAAGTTTGGAATTCCTGGGGATAAACTTTTAACCATTGACCGTCTTGCCATTCTCTGATTTCCCCCCATTCGTCAACGTAAACCCGCATTCCATTGATTTTGTTGGCAGGGATTTGGGATGTATTTGCCACACTTCTTTGAGTGACAAAATATTCATTTTTGTTAATTGTTAGCGTCCCAGGTAGGGTGTCTGAAGCCGAGTAAGTAGCGATCACGTAAGCAGCTAAATAGGTATTTGTCGGGGAGAATGACAACACATAGGAGACCGGATCATACCCATCACAATTACAGTCAGGCACAATTACAGTCACGCCTTGACCCGTTGTTAAACTAATGGCTGTTGGTGGGGAATACAGGTTAAATCCTTGGCGGTTCCGCATCTGCCAATATAGAGATCCTGCTACCGAACCCGTTAGGCTTCCCGAAATTACCGAGACAACCGGAGCAGGAATTTGAGAGGGAATACCAGCGTAAGTTAGCATATTTTAACCTTGTACTCATTCAACCTTGTACTCATTTAATCTTGTACTCATTTAATCTTGTACTCATTTAACCTTGTACAACTTGCCATTTTCCATTGTGTTTAAAGGCGATCGCCTTACCAGTAACCACACCTTTAGCTACAAAACTTTTACCCATCCCAGAAAATACAGATCCACTATTCCCTAGGGGGTAAGCCTTGCCAATTAACACTGACTTGTTAAGACCATTTAATCTACTTAAAGTCTGAGATGCGATTTGATTTACCGTCGCCATGCTACTGACTCCCTTAACGTTCTGGTTTGGTTTGTTGCTGTTGCCGTTTTCCCTCTATATCTGCCCGTAATGGAACTTCCTGAAACATTCCAAGTTGGTTGTCCATCAGATAATATTTTAAGTAATTTAGCTGCTAATTCTCTTTCTTTTGGGGATGACATTCTTAATTTCTCCGAGCGGGGACAGTTGAGGGCAAAACCCCTCCTAAAGTAATTATAGTGGCATTATTGTCTACTTTTGGATCTTCTCCTTGGTTGTTATCTGAACCTTCGTTAGATGGAATGGGATCTTCTCTTGTCTCAACACGAATAGAGCGACTGTCCCACAATCCCAGTGTCAACTTTGTTCCGTCCGTTTTGCAGATTGGATCTAATCCATAGGCATTTTGGCTTCCGTCATATTCCAGTGTGTAGGAAGCCGATAAGACTCTAAATCTCCCCCGAAATCTATCCCCACTGAAAGTGCAAAAATCTCCCCCTTCAATGTTCGGGAAGTGCCAGCTAACTGTCCGGGTTTCTTGGGTACTTTGAAGGGTGTTAATTGTAAGTTGAGTTTTGGCTGCTTTTTCTGCTTGACTAAGTGTAGAGGCAGCCCCAAAACTTAGACTTTCTCCCCCTTCTGATGCCCACTCAGGGATTGAATCAGAATAGACAAAGTATCGTTTTGTAACCCTACTTGTTATAACCCTACTTAGTGGCGGTTTTGGTTGTTGTTGCTCCCATGTTGTTTTCCTGTATTGAGCTTCTGGTGGCCTCCCTTGAATCTCTCGATATCGAATATTCTCAACCCCATCCACAAACCCGGCTCCCGATGCGGTTAATTCCACTATCTTCTCGGTTGAATATTCGTCGTTCTTTTTAGTCCAAATTGATTGATAATAGCTCTCCTCACCCGCCACCAAAGCGGGGAGGGGATCTTCTTCGGTTGAGTCAGGGTGAGCCATTGTTGCAATCGAAGACGCTTGCCTAGATTCTGTCCACACCAGCATTGGCTCTACAAAATCCATGTCGGCAGTAATTAAGCCCACTTTCAACCTTTGATTAGAACCCTCTCTTGGGGGTGTAACTTTTGAGAACATCATTCGCTGCATTTGCTCATCCATTTCATCCCAAAAAACCCACTCAATGCTGTAGGGAACTGCATCCTGTTCATAGTCTGCGCGCATTGATTTTAGATAAAACTTAGTTTCATCCCACCTGTTTATTCTTTGAAATTTAACTACTTTCCACCAAGGATCAGGGAGTAGCCTTCCTGTCTTGACCAGCCCCCACTGTATTCTTTCTTGACCTGGTGGGCCAACATAAACCCATCCCGGTTTCATTTCTTCTATCATTCCCTCCCCACCAACAAAAATCATCTCACGGGTATCGGTGTCTCCTCCTATTTCTTCTTGTTGAAATCGGCTTAATTTCCATCCAGACGTGACAATACTTGTTAAATATTTAGCCGAAGCCTTAAACTTAATCCCATCAAACCCCACACTTTCTACATAATCTTCATAATCTGGATGCACAACTAATTCATACTTTATTTCTTGTGTGTTTTGAGGTTTAGCAAGTGTGTAAATCGGTGAAACCACCTCCTGATAATAATAACGAGTTTCCTGATATTCGATTAGCTTCCAGAAGTTTGCCGGATTATAAATTATCAATCCATCGGGCGTTTCCACAAAATCTTTTAAGTAATAAGCAAACCCCCATGTTTCAATAACCTCTCTGTCTGTTTGTCCGTCAATTGAGTCGGTTGTTCTACTGACTTTCTTGGGGCCGGATTGGTCTAAGTTGCTATCTAAACTCCTTAAAATAGCTGTTCCTTTTGGTGGGTTTGTTACGTCTTGGTCGTATTCATATTCGGTTTTAAGTTCAGGTTCTTTTTCCTCGAATTCGGGAGGTGAATTTGGGTCAACTTGCTCTTTGTTACTTTCCCTTGGAGTCCATGTCAACGCGGCTCCATTGTAATAGGGTGCGACTCCTAACTGGTTAGATCCGTCCGCTATTTGTTCTCCCCAACTAAAACTATAAGAAGAGCCAGAATTGATATTCTTCAATGCGACAAACTGCCCATAATGGACGTAACAGCCCTCTACTAAGGCATATTCCTCCAATACATCATCCAGGGAAATCATAGAGTCTTCGCCAACTTCATCAATGAAGATGTCAAAACCCCCAGACAGATTGACCCCCGCCTTGGATGCCAACCGACTCGCCGATAATGTCCCCGTGGCAATATTAACCAAAGGCTTGATTTTCACCGACCGTGAACAATAAACCTTCCACCATCCTTCTAGGTTGATTGAGACAGTATAAACATTTATTTTTTTGGTTCCTTTATATAAATATCCAGTTCTTTCGTAGCCATAACCGCCATCGGGAGCAACTCTAAATGGAATCCCATCTATGGTGATTCTTGTATTCCTTGAAGGATCATAAACCTGCTCGTAACTGCTAATATCTTCTTCTGTAATCCCTTCATAGGTAATTGAGGCGCTGGGATGATCTTGGAAACTTTTTGTAACAGTTAATGATCCCAGTTTTATCGGAACTGGAAGGCTAGGGGGATTTTTGACAATATTACTTTTAAATAATGGACGGGAAACAATAGGCATAATATCAAGTGATTAATTTTAAAGATTGAATGGCATCATCCCAGAAAAACTGACCAGGTGTAAATTCTCCCTGTTGCTCAACAAACCGTCTACCTCTCCATTCTACATAATCAATAAATCCCAAGTTCTCCCCAATATTAAAGACATTGAGTTTACCGATTAGCTCCTGATGTGCGGTATATTGCCCTGTCATCTCCAAAGTTTCCCCTCCTCTAATCCGACAGCAGGAATTAGAGCAATCAATCACAACTCGCTCCCCTACTTGCCCAAAATTAAGAGGGACACCTCTATTTAAAACTTGAGACACAATCATTCCTGAAGGAACGGTAACTATCAACTCACACATTACCCTGGGGATAGGGGCGTTAAATTCTATGGTTAAATTAATACTATCAGGAACGGTATTAGTCGCAAAATAGACAGTAGTATTTTGTAAATAGAATCTTTGCCCAGTCAATCTATCTGGGTTTGTGGCTTGAATAAAATTGTTTATCCCGACCCGTAGAACAGCTAAAAAAGGCAGATTTATTTTATAAAGGGTAAAGACGGCATCAGGGGTTGTTAGCTCTGTTGGGGAAGGGTTAACGCCAGGGTATTTGTGAAATGTTTTAGTTTGAAATAAAGGAGCTAATGTCTGATTTCCTTGTGCAGACAAAATAGGAGCCGATAAATTAAATGGACTCAGGATTGTTGCGGGTAAGTTAGAATTAGAGAGCGTGAACATAAAAAATTAATTTAACTACTAATATTATCCCGTGAATTATCGCCAAGAATTAAAACAGACCATAGAATTGTTTGTCCCTCAAGTTGAACAAGCATTTCTCAAAGCATTCTTTCTAAAAGACCTCGATTTTGGGCGGGATTTAATGGTGGGGGAGCGGACGGGTGCGATAGATTGGTATACCTCTGACCTGGGATCTCTTGTAGGAAACGTGATGATTTCGATGGGTTGTAGCTCCCGATTAAATGCCGAGATAGAAAAAGCAACCGAGGCGATTTATGCCAGACACGGGATATTTTCCATCAACGAGGAGGTTGTTAGAGCCATAGAGCTTTCAACCACCAAGGTACAGCTAAAAGGGGAAGTTAACGCTACAACAGTGCAACAAACTTCTTCTCGGCTCTGGGTAGCAATTTCCACGTTTCAAATTGACTGTTTTATTGGGTTGTGATCTATTTTTTCATCCAATCAGCCAGTCCTTCTCGGTAAGTTTTAGCAAACGCATAGCATACCGCATCGGCTAAGTTAGGCGATCGCCCGATAATGCTCTTAATATCATCTTTTTTGGTAATCATGATTGTTTTCCCAGACTCCCACCACCGGAAAGCACAGAGTTCTTCCTTTAGCTGATCGTCAGGAGGCAAGGAGATCGGGATTTGATTTTTAGGGTCTAATATATCTCGAAGATTCCAGTACCAATAAGTCCGCATATTGGCAAAGGTCAAGAGTCCGCTTTTATCCTTCAAATACTCACCACTTCCATCCTTCGCGGCTTCACTTCCCTTCAAGGGAACAACGTGCATTTTCATCCCCCGACAGGTATCGTGAACCGCAGCGCCCACCCCAATTACGTCAATTTGTACCTTTACCCCAGTGTTCGCCATACAGGAGGCAATCTGCTGCGCGACAATATTGCTGTCTGGGGTCTGGTTTCCATCAAATTCCCTGAGTCTATCAAGCCAGTTGTCCCATCGCAGAGCCAACACTGTCTTATCTATCCCACCCCGCGCCACATCCACACCAATATGGGACATTTTTAAGGTTTGAGGATAGTCAACCCATCGTTGCATCGCCAAAGTGACCCAATCCCCAGGAATAACTTGATAGGGGTCTGATTCTGGCTCGATGGTCATGTCGCCATAGAGAAGCTGCGATCGCAAAGGTTCAGGGAGAGATTGCAGCACCCCTCTATATCCTGAATCTTTCAGGAAAGGATTGTCGTCTAGTGTTGCTCGAATAAATGTGCGGGATCGGGGTTCTAAGTCTTCGTCTCCAATTCTGATCTTTTTAGGCTTGGGATAATAGAGTTTTCCCTCAACCTTTACAGGATCAAGAGAAGAAACCTCGTGGATTTCCTTGCCAATCGTGAGATAAAAGCTATCAACATCTACTTCTTGGTCTTTCCCGTTCACCCCCACAAACCAACGCAACTCACCTGGTTCCGCAAGATGTCTTCCTGTCTGAGATTCATATTTTGGATCAAGCCAGGGAGCCAGGTAACCAATAATCCATCGCCCACTTACTTGACTGGGAGGATTAAACGTAAAGATTACTCGGCATTTTTGATGGGGATCGGGACTTCTGCACCAACCTGTTAAAAAGAGGAATTGCTCAAGGGAGAACTCTGTCACCTCGTCTACTGCCTTGAGATCGTGTTCAATCCCTCGCCAGTTTTCAATATCACTTTCATGTTGCGCTGCACCAAACTTTAGAGTTCTCCCTCCGGGTATTTTTCTCCATAGCTTCTCATTACTGTTATAAGTGGCTCCACTCCCCCGTAATAATAGCCGTGATTTTTCAATAATATCTAGCAGCCGAGGATACTCTCGCCGGAAAACAATTGATTTCCGGTGTTGTGTCACCGCCATAATCTGAATGATTGCGGTTTTCCCCCCTCCAGCACTCCCCCCAAACCCAATAATGTCAGCATGGGAAGACAAAGCCATTCTTTGTGGTTCACTTTTGGGTTCCCAAGGGTTCCAGTTTGCAATACTCTGTCCAGTAAATCCTAATTTGTCTAATACAGAAGGGTAGCCACTATGTCTTTGTTTTGTCACCTATCTTCCCCGTATAACCAATTGTGATTTTAATTTTTATCCTTCCCTTTGAAGATGGTCTAGTTGCTCTATTTAGAACAATTCTTTCCATATTAAAACTCCGTAGGAACACTTACCCCAAAATTAATTAACCAGTTATATAACCTAGACCTATCCTTAACAAAATCATCGTCCAATGGTTCGTTTTCTAAGTTTTCATCCCCACCTGTTGTTTCCCCTTTGGCTAACTCCTCCGCCTGTTTTAGTCTATCATTTGCTTGTTTACATAGCTTTGCCAAATCATCTAAAGAGTAATGATTTTCAAGTCCTCCCACCTTAAATATTAAGATAGCATCCGCTATAATATCAAGGGCTAAATCTCCCGTTGTAATAAGCTCCTGGGGAAGTAATTTAGAGTCTGTCCCATCTTCGGGATACTTGTAACCTAATAATTGTTCTAGTAAACTCAATCCTGGGATTAGCTGCTCTCGATAGGTGATCGGCTCCGTTGCTATAAAAAAATGGTGGCGTGATTCTTGAGTTAATTGGTCAGGATCAAACTCAAAAAAATGAGCTATTTTTAAATAATGATAACGAAACCGAGGGAAAAGGTAATCATCCATTTTCTCTGGGTAAATGTGAAGCCCTGCAATGGACTTCTTTAAATCCAAAAGATATGCAGATAGTTTCCTAGACTCTCTAATAGCCACAGGGAAAACCAAGATAAAATTCCCAGTCTGATAATTTAATCGGAAGTGCAACATTAAAGCCACTCCTCCTGACTATCTTGCCAATTAACTAACTTGATTCTATTGCCAAACAATGGCTCGAATTCGCATTGTTTTAATTCCAAATATCGCCACCTTCGATTTAGGGATTCCCCTTCCTTGAAGACAAGATGGGCATCTAATTTTTCTATGGGTTCCTGTAGCTCTTGGGTCGCTTCACGGTAAATCACCTGCGTCCTAATTTTTACCGTTTGCCCAGAAAGATTGGGAGAAGCATAGATTTTCCCGCCTTCTTCAACCACGATTTGAGATTGACCTGTAATCCTATCTACTAATTCTACTGTTAGAGGCGATTTATTATCGGCATTTGGGAAGTAATAAGCGATCGCCTCGCTATCTGGTTTAGGGATTTTAATATCATATTTTGAAGCATTGCCAGAGAGGGATAATTGCCCACTATTCCCCGATAACCTCGCCTCTAAGAGCGTAAAGTCCAGAAATTCAGGGGTAACAGCCCATCGTTTTTTCCTGCGCAATGCTGCGACTAATGGATGACCAGCTAACTTTAACTCGATTTTATCTTCGTCAACCTTGACAGAAGAAGGCAACACCAAATCAGGAGGGGTGTACAACTCGCCTCCTGACTCCTTTACCCAAGCTCGGCAAACTTTACGCATTAACAGAAGCGGAGATCGCCTCCATGCTTGTAGGGTGATTTGCGAGGGTTTCAGTGCCTGTCCGTGAAACAGTAGGAGGGTTTCCCCCGTCATAAAAAACGGCTTGTGAAACCCCTGCAATATTCCGCCCACCAGAGGGGAGAATGAAGTACGTTTTTATCTCTCCTATTTTTCGCATTTTTGCGGTTCCCGATGCAGCAGTGGTTTGGGCGACAACAATATTACTAGGCGTGGTAGACCCACCTACATCGTAAGTAATTGTTACCCCAGGCAAGTCAGAAGTAAGGGTTAAAACATTGGTCGCTGCCGTTCCTGAAACCAAAGCAGATGCAGAAGGAACTCCATTAATCTCCTCTAAAAGTCTTGTTGCAATTGTGGTCGCAGTATCACCTGACCTTTGGGTATGGGAGACAATAGCCGAGTTACCCCCGGCAGTGATTCCTATTAGGTAGTCATCCCCTGTACTCCCTGCTGTGATGGTCATGGTATTCACTTGAGACACCGCGCCACCAAAATCTGCCCAGGCTTCTAACACATCCTTTACCACCCCCCCTTCAGTAATTTGTGTCCGTACCCTTTTAAAAGGGATTGTTACCGTCAGGTCGGGTTGGGATGCAGGATAACTAATTGAGCCAATTGAAGAAGTCATTTGTTTTGAGTAATAACTTATTAACAATATTATAATTATAATTATGCCTTAAACTCAAAGATAATTCCGCAAAAAAATACCAATAACTTTATATAAAAATGACCGCCCAATCATCCGAGACAACAAAAAAAGAAACCACCACAGAGATTGTGAATCGTTATAGAGAAGACTCTCGCGTCATGATGCAAGCGTTAGCGGAGAGTGCCGACGCAAGTTCGATGCGAAATCCTCTCCCTGTAACGGGAAGAATCCAGCCTTTCTCTCAACAGCAAGTAGAAAACTGTTTAGCAGACGCGATCTTAAAACGAAT